TCTTCGCCACCGCTCGCCGCGAGGGGATTCGTGACCCCCACATTGACCGTTGCCCCATTGAAGGTGAACGTATTGTTGACCGCCGTGATCGTGTTCTCAGGCACATTTCCCCTGGAACCACCTCCGATCCGGTACTCCGCATCGATATCCGATCCATTGTCAGGAATCTTCCCCTGCGCGTTGTCTCCGAAGATGGAAGTAACCCTGTCGGCTTCATCCCGAATGGTGGTGAATACCTTATCGTCGGGACCCGAATAGGCGAAGGATTCGACCTCTGACCACAGGGCGGCCCCGGCCCCCTCGTTGATATAGATATTGATGCTCCCGTCGATCACGGGGTACTGCGTCAGCCTGAACTGCTGTCTCGCAATCCCGATGCTCACACCGATGGTCTCACTGACCGTTTTTCCTTCCACGGCGGGAACCGAAACCTCCAGGGATCCGGCGGGAATGACCGCGTCTTCCGATGTTTCGAAGTAGATCGGGCCGTCCGTCGAATCCGAGGACGTCTGGATCTCCGTCCCCGCCGGAATCAGAAGATCGCCCGTGAGCGCATTCTGAATGGAAAACGTGACGTCCACCGAGGCAGGGGCGGCGCTGTTCAACCGGAAATTGATGAGCTGAAGGAGGTTGATCACGCTCCTCCGCGTGATGGCCGTAGGCAAGAAGGCCTCGTTCGCGTTCCGATCGATGTAAAAGTGAAGAACGTCTCCGACCATGGCCAAGAGGCGCTGAAGGACGATCCCGAAGTCGGAAAGGTTATTGTCCGTCCACTCGGGGCAGATGAAAGGAATCGCACGAAGCATGTCCTGCGAGATCGCCTCGAAGTCCCGGCTCGTGTAGTCGATCGGCGGGATCTGGTTCGTTACCTTCGAAATTGAATAGGTCGCCAAGGTGCGCCTCCTACACGTTCAACTGACCCTGCACCAGCATCTCGTCAGTGATATAAAGAGGATAGACAAGGTTCCCTTCCATCTGCGTAGAGATCACGTGGTAAAAAATCTCCACATCAATTATTCCTTCTTTGGCCCGATCGATACTCACATCCACGTCCAAAATTTCGATGCGCCTTTCCCATGTTTGAAGCGCATCCATAATTGTGAAGCGAACCCTCGCCATGGAGATCTCGTCGATGGGATCAAAGAGAATCTCCCTGAGATCGGTCCCGAAATTCCGATCCATCACCCGACTTCCCCTTTTGGTCCCAAGAATCTGCCGAATGGACATGGCGATCTTTTCGAGCGACGAGGCATCGGACACCCCTACAAGCCTTCCGGTCCTCCCAATCTTCGTGAACCTGAAGGGGTAGGCCCATCCGCGCCCGATGATGTCGTTCCTGTTCACGTCCGCTTCGCCTCAACTCGCACGTCCGACCTTTCGGTCTGCGCGTCTCTCATCTTGGAACTCATCGAGGAAACGAGGGACTGGATCTGCACCAGCAGCTCCCGTTTCCTCTCTGTATCGTACTTTTTATCCAGTTTCTCGGTAGGCCGCAAAGCCGCAACCTCCGCCCGAAGCTGGCTCTTCCAGAGAACCAGAATCGACCTGAAAAGGGTTGCCTCCACGTTGTCCTTGTTCTTTCGGACGTACTCGTCGAGGGTCCTCAGAAAGACGTCAATGTTCTCGATCTTCTGACCGATGGCGTCACGCCTTCGATTGATATTGTCGATCTCCCTCGTGAGAGACTGAAGGAAAGCCCGGAGACTCTCGATCCTCTCGGCGGACGAGCTGTCCTGGAGGTCCTGCATCACCCGTACGACCCCATCCCACTGCGTGTCGCTCAGGTCCGAGAAGAATTCATAGATCCCGGCCATGGAGGCCTCCTCAGTCTGTCGATGTATTCGGGTCACACGGACCCAAAATGATCTCCGCCCCTCACTCCGAGACATCCCCGACCCGAAGCATCCCCAATCCCTCAATCTTGGAAACCAGAGACCCATTCAGAAAAGGATTCGGAGGGACAAAGACGATGCCGTGGAAGTGCCCGGCCACCATGTCTCCGACCTTTGCGATGGGGCCGCAATCACACTTCACATAGGGGGTCAGGATCACCCCCGTTATCACCTGAGCCCCGTGGCTCGTCGGCGACCCGATGAATCCCACCTTCGGCATCTTCCGCTTTCTCCACAATAGCCATCAGAAAACCAGCATTTGCCAGTTGCGTTTCAACCTCCCGAAGGAGTCTTTCCGATGATTCGATCTCCCCGGGAACCTTCTCCGCCTTCTCGATCGTTTCTTCCCTCTCGATCATCAAGGCCGTCTTTCTTTGAACCATCATTGCCCTGAATGCGCCACCCTCTCCATCCATGGGGAGTTTATCTACGAGCAAATCAAGGCACCCGATCTCGGAATCGATCGCGACGACCCTCCCCTTGTATCGAGCAATGAAACTACGCTGCGCTTCGACCTTCTGGCGGTAGAGGTCCACCGTCTTGGGATTTATATCTCCCAGAATCGTCATCGCGATCTTGCGGAGGCATGCCCGGATGTTCGGATCCGAAGCAATACGGCCCCACTCCTCCTCGTTCCCAATCAGTGTCGTGACCATTCGTTCTCCTACGGTGCTGGCGGCGTCGGGGGGCAATTCACATCAGGAGGAACAGGCGGACACGAGGGCGGCGTCGGGGGTGTCGGGGGAGGAGGTTGAGGCGGTGGCGATCCCGAGACCGTTCCAAGCTTGTGGTCGATCGAAGCCGCCTTGTCGATGATGCTCGCGGCATTCCGCTCGTAATTCCCCACGACGTTGACCGTGAAGTTCCCCATGACCCAGAGGGTGTAATTCCCATTGATGACGTCCACCTTCTCGCCCGCGACCCAGCCCTTGAGACCGCCGTCGTTCACGCGCTGCTCCTGGCCGGTCACGAACGTGTCCTTCGTCCCCAGGACTTGCCTTTCCTCGTTGGCCCCTACCGCCGTCTTCCGGTTCATCCCGATTCGTACCGTCTCCGACATCTCGACCATCGAGTGCCGGTTCATCTTCACGTGGTGCCGGTCGTCCATCTCGACCAGGCGGTAGGACTTGCCTGCCACCCGGATCGAAAGCTCGCCCAGGGCATCGATCTCCAACCAAGACTTCGATGGGCCGTGCCAGATGTGAATCCGCCCCTTCCCCGGGGTGTCATCGATCTCGACCGTGATCCCGTTGTTCTTCGTCTTGAAGACCTTGTTGTTGGGGTAGATCGGCCCCCCGTTCACCCGGAGAGGCGACGGCGGCTGGCACTGGTCCATGCCGTCGAGACTCTTGAAGCTGTCATCCCCCTTCGGACTCTGTGTGCTCGGGTCCGTCTTCCAGCAGGTCGTCCCGTCCGCCCGGGAGAGCGCCGGGGGCTCGGGGGGCTGTCCCGTCCTCTGCCCCCACCACGTCCCCGTGTAGAGGGGCCGGTTGACATCCCCGCTCTCGAACTCCACATAGACCGCTGAGAAGAGGTCCGGAGGGGCGAAGACACCACTGTCCGCGCCTCCACCGTACTGGCCGCCCTTGAAGGAGGCCCAGTCCGTCATGAGAGCCAAGCCGAGAACCTCGGGTACACGACATTTGACCCTTCCGAGACGCAAGGGATCGTCATTGTCCGCGACGGTCCCACGGTAGCATCCCCAATACCGCTTCTCCGCATGAAGCCCCAAATCGCCGTCAGACGGCCCCATCGCTCTTCCCCCTATCCTCGGGTACCGTTTGCCCCTCATCCCTACGCCAGGAGCGCAGGAACAAAGCGAGAGGTGCCCTTGCGAGGTGCCGCGAGACGGTTTCGTGCCAGATGTTCGAGATCCGGTGTACCACGAGACCCCAGACGATCGGCTCCCCCCATGCCAACCACGGGAAGATGCCTTCAAGGTTCAAGACGTATGCAACAATCCACCCGAGCCACACGGACTGGCAGTAGCCACAGGCTTCGGGTCGAACCACCCACGAAGGCCCTCGAAGATCTCGGCCTCCGTCGAGATCTCGGCGATGGCTTCCACGATGATCACGGCCACCACGATCTTTACCACGAACATTTGACTAACCCTTCGAGCACGTCGGGCAGTAGGAGACGGGGTAGCGTCGGCGCAGGCGCTTGCTCCAGATCATCCGACTCTGCAGCTTGGTTCCGCACACGAAGCACACCTTGTCCCCTTCCACGGTGAAGGACTCACCCTTTCCTGGGATCTGTGACCTCGACCTGGATGTCACACCCGGCATCCTCGTCGGAGGCATCGGGGGAGCTGGCAGAACCGGCACCTCTCTTGCGGCCCTCGCCTTCGGGACCGAAGGAGCCGAAACTGATCTTCTCTTTCCACAACAACCCATCGGTCACCTACAAAGACACGGTCCCGGCGCTCTGCGGCTGAACAGTGGTCTGCCCCTGCTCCACATTCGGCCCAGCCCCGGACCTCACAACCTCGAACCGGACCCGGTAGCCCCCACCCATGGAGCCCTCCCCAGCGTCCAGTTCATGAATGGCCCTCGTGACGTAGTACTTCCCGCTGGATCTTCCAACGCCGTTAATCGTGATCAGGTCGTTGGCCCGAAGAGTCTCAATCCCATGCAGAACACCGCTCCCCGCGATGACGTACCGGGTGGCCTTGGCCATCTCGTTCACCATCTTCGTGAGTTCGGGCCTCGACTGCTTGTGCCCTTCCCCAACGACAAACCGCTTGGGCTGCCCTACCCCTGTGATGTTCACCAGCTCTACCCAGTTCTTGAATTCCAGTCTCGACTGAACCGGGTCCGGAGCCTCCGTCGAGACGATCATCGCCTCGTCCTTCGTGATGGGATCCATCTGAGTCATGGTGAGCTGAAGGCCGCGCATGAAGGTTCGAGAGCCGACAACGAATTCCTGAATATCCCCATCCACAAGATCCGCCGTCGCAGTGATCCCACTCTCTCTGGGCCGTACTTGGTGAAAGTGAAGAATTCCGTTCTCAACGTACAACATGAAGCCGTAAAGCTTCGCCCGTCGCTCCAGAAATTTCCAATCGCTCTCGTTCGCCTGAAGGACCTGATCGAAGACAGGAGTAGTCGTCCCTATGTCCGGAATCATCCCATTGCGAGCAGCGATTATGTTTGCAATATCTGAATCGGACATCTTCTTATAGACCTCGCGCCGCTCGGTAGCCCCCAGCTTGACCGCCTCCCCATACCCAATCACCTCGACAGTCATCGGATCCTTCTCACCAGCAGTAAATCGATACTTCGGTCTCTGAACAATGTACGTCCCATGCGAAGACTGACCAGGAGTCACATATCCAAGGGCAACTCGAAACGAGGTCTGTTCTTTTGCAAGAATCGTTCTGCTGAGTTTCCCATTGACGTTGTTCAAGACAATCTTGGCCATCGACACACCGAAACCGGCCACCTCATCAAGGAGAACCGATTTCACTACGCCGCTGGCCGCCGTGAAACCAAGAATTAGAAAATCAGGGAAGGCCCGGAATGTTTTCGTGATATTTTGTGCTGCCGATGAAAGAAGCGTTGAACCAGGAACAGGGATCTTCCCGATGATCCCGACGCCAGGAATAACGACGGGAACAGGAAGGCCTCTTCCGAGACCTATCGTCGGAAAACAAGGAGCTCCACGGCCCATCAGTAATCGACCCTTACTCTCAATTCGGACAACGGAATCACAAGATCAGTTCCAGGTTCAATCTCCAACGGAAACATCACATTGCTAACTTCGGCAATCACCCACCAGAGCCTCGGCTTCTCCACGGTTCTCCACGCAAGTTCATCAAGCATCTCTCCCCGCTGAAAAGGATGAATAGTGATCGGTTCAACCATGTCTTCGGCCTTGAGCGGATCGCGCCCGTGGATGAATTTTCGTACCTTGCCATCCTTGCCGATAACTCCCGTGTACCGGCATTTTTCGTATCTCGATCCTCTAAAGATCATGATTCCTCGACGGTATCAGTAGGAATTGTTTGACCACTTTCCTTCGCCTTCTTCTGTGAACGGAAGAACACTGCCTCTTTAAGCGTGAGAGTGATCGTGGCTCTCACGGCCCTACTGGTTCCTCGATTTCTAAAATAAGTGGACCTTTTATCCGTAATGTGTGTTCTCTTGATGGAAGCATTCGTAATGTACGCATACTTCACCTCGTCGTCTCTTTCACCCCATCCAGGAATAAGAACCAAAATTGGGCTCATAACGGCCGGACGTGGATATGGACGCTGAATTTGCTGGATATACCTCCAAACCTCCTCAGGCTCATTAAGAGGGCACGGAGAGTGCCTCGTGTAATCCTTCCCCTGTTGGTCTCTGGCAGGAACGGGGTCGCCGCCCAACGGAACTTCATCCTCAACCGGATGAATAGAGTCCACAACGAAAGAAATGGTGACTTCTCTCGGATCCCACCCGGCAAACATGACACGATTAACCGCCCCGAAGGCCTTGAGATCCTTCAGTTTCATGTTCTGGGTTTCTGTGAAATCCTCGGGCTGGTATCGGCCCCTGATCTTGCCGATGCTCCACCATCCCATTGGTTCCTCCCGCGCAAACCGTTTGCGCCATCAGAATGCTGGTTCAACCCCCCGCATGGGGAAGCCCGGTGCGTTCATGGCCCTTTCCCGAAGATTAATCATCTGCTCGACCATCGTCTTCCCGATCACCATGCCATCGAGAGTGAGTGTGACAGGAATTTTGACCAAGATCTCCCCAAGGCCTCCAGGAGGAGCGGCGGAAGGCATTGCTCCGGGCATGCCAGCAGCGGCACCGGCCGCCCCGATCTTAGAGGCCTCAAGTTCTGCCATGTCAGGGCTCGGTTTCGGAACCACACCCCCCTTCGCCTTCGCGACCTGATGAACGCCCATGGCCGAATCACCAACGCCCCTGAATCCCTCACTGGTATCCTTCAGGGCCGGGATGACATCTCCTTCCATGGATTCTTTCACATGCCACGGAGAGGATCCGAAGAGGGCGTCCGAAACTCCGGTAACCGCTTTGTGAATTGTCCAGAAGGCATCCGAGACCGCCTTCAACGGCCCTATAATCCATTGAATTGCGGCATGGACCTTCATCATCGTTTCGTTCCAGAGATTAGAGATCCACTCCACTGGAGTCATAATCAGACCAACAAGCCAATCGAATCTATCCCCAATCCAACCGAAATACTTTGAAGCGTGCAGCCACATCAAACGAAAAGGAAATATAAGTATTTCTCCAATCGCATAGAGGACCTCAGCAAGAGCAATGACCCCCCGCGTGATCTGCCCAATGAGCCATATTCCAAGAAGGAAGGGACTCGCGATTATTATTCCGATATACCCTATTATTTTCCCAATCAACTTGAGAACATCCCACAACCCTATTCCCTCCTCCGACGTAGCCCCAAACAACCCTCCAATCCACGAGAAGAGTTCACCCAGTTTCTCAGCCAACGGAATGAACGGTTCGATTGCCCAATTAATCCCCTCGGCGAAAGCCTCAAAGAGGCCGACCACGATGGGCATCAGGATGTAGATCAGGGCGACCAAGCCAGCGATGGGCGCGAGAATGGGAGAGAAAGCGAGTAGGATCAACGCTCCGAAGGCATAGATAATAGGCATTAGCTTCTGCAAGGTTTCATAGAGAGGAGTGAATGCCTTCACCACCTCATCCTTGAACCGCTTGATCGGCTTCGCCAACAACATCATCCCAAGAACAAGCGCTCCGATTGGTCCCGTAAGAAGAAGGAGCATTGCTCCGAACGCCTTGGCCTTGTCGGAACCCTCCTGCATCATCTTCACGCCCTTGTAGATCATGATCCCCATAATCACGAGGGCGGCGATCACCGCGAGGACGATCCCGACGAGGACGGCGAGCGAGACCCCGAGCGCCCCTGCCGCCGCAGTCATCATTCCGAACATTCCCGTGGTTCCGGCTCCCCCCGAGGCGGCCCCCACGACACTCTTGAGACCTCCTGCGGCCTTGAT